TTAGATCTTTGTATAGGGAATCGTTCGTCCAGTCTGTATTGACTCATGTTGATAAGATGCGAGTTCAAGGACTCGCTGAAATCATGTCAGACATAAAAGAACTGTTAGTGTCTGTATTTGGCGTCTTTAGAACTATGGTGAAAGTAGTACAAAAATGCAGTAATATGAAGACTGCTACAGCTTTGATGGATTGGCTACTCGATGCCATATTACTGCTCTCAGATATATTGACACGCCGTAAGGTTTACGGTATGAATATTATAATAACTTTATTGAGAGTGTTCAAATTGTATAAAGATTCTCCCCTCCGTGCGCAATCTTGGCAAGGCTTATTAGTTTCTTTGGCTAGTTTCGGTGTTCCTGTAGCAGTGATAGACGTGGTAAAACGCATGTCCTTGTTGTCTAATACTAAGGTTTTGGATGATTTTTCGTTATTCCATCAGTTAATTAGTGTCTGTATGGACACATTAGCTTCTTTTATAGAGACCTTAGGCTTTACTCAGTCACCAATAGTAAAGCAGGTAAAAGAGTACGGGAAAGACTTGATACAACACCACTCGCTGTTAGCTGACATAAGGGATTTGTGTAAGATGGTGAAAAAGGATAGACGGGTTTTCTCTGAAAGTCAATTTAGAGAGAAAATCTTCACTACTCATGAGAAGGTGTCAGGAAATACTATCTTACTTGACTGGGGAAAGACAAGCCCATCAGTAGCTAATGAGATATCAACCATTAAAGAACTGAATAAACTCGCCCTAGCTTATGAGAACAATAGCAGACAAGAACCATTATGTTTATGCTTTGAAGGACCACCAGGAACCTTTAACTCTACTATCATGAGTTTGTTATTAAAAGCCTTAAACAAAAGTGTGTACTCACATCAAGTGAAATCTCTCATGGATGGAAAAGACTTTTATGATCAATACGATAACCAAGATATAATGCTAATGGACGATCTAGGGGCTGGAGGAGACTCTCAGTTTAGATTTCTGGTTAATTTGGTATCCCCAATTAAGTACCCACTGGATTGTGCTTCAGAAAAGTTGAAAGACACTAAGTTTTTCACAAGTGAGGCAATCTTGTTTACCACAAACAGATTTTCTACCATAAGGTCTACCACCAGTGGAAGCGGTATCGTTGATCTAAACGCTGTAAAAAGAAGGGTATTATTAATTGATTTTTCTCATATAAAACGTAAAGGAGATTGGATAGAAGGCGTTCTAAAAGCGTCTGAATTCTCCTTAGAACACAAAGAATATGTTCCTTTATTTAGTATTGATATAGCGCCTGAATGTGATGTAAGTAATAAGGTAAAACTGTTAGGATGGTTGAGCGCTATATATGAATTGAGTATAGAACTAAAGAAATCACATGTGAACAACAATACAGCCAGTGATGATTTATTGGAGGAAATTAGGAGATCTACTACTGAATGGAAATCGAAGACACAATCCGCTTATGATCCTTATACTGGAGAGGGTATCTTTCAATCATATATGCAACACGCATATGCAGTATGCAGTAGCTTTGTAGAGGAACGAGCAGCTTACTTTTCATCTTACGCGCCTCCTATTAGAACTGTCATGAGTAATTTTGTGACTAAGAGTGAAGAGGTCTCTAACGATATGATTATATGGGGTAGTATTATTGGAGTTTCGAGTATATTGCTTTCTTATGGTCTTTTTACGTATTTCTTCTCCCAAGAACAGGACACAATGCAACTACAAAAGGAACAAGACATACGTTGTCAAGTTGTTCAAGGTAGTACTATGGCGGAAGCTGTCGCAAAACAAACATTCTTTATCGAGTTCATCAAACCAGACGGTTCTAAGGAGAAAGCAACTGGTACAGTTAGTGGGCATTTTATTTTAGCCCCTTGGCATGCGGCAAAGGATTGTACTCGGATATCCATCTTATCGAAAGTTGCGGAATGTAGGCTGTTAGATAATGCTCCATGCACTAAGGTGTATGAAGCTTACTCTAGTGATCTTGTTATCCTAAAAATACCGGAGACATTAATAGTACCCTTTAAATCGTTGGTGAAAGTTCTTGATTATAAATGTGATGCATTAAGAGGTCATACTTTAGTAACCCCTTACGGGTGTCTTCCTGTTGTTAAGCGAACAGCAGGGTGCAGTATTTTAAACATTTACGGTAAAAATTTTCAGTTAGACGATAGTAATTCGTTTCCTTATACGTATTCTATGGATGGTTTATGTGGTTCTTTGTTATTTGATAATGCTACTGGCGTTATAGGAGCACATATTGCTGGTAATGAGCAGTACGGTCGTGCCCTGAAATGGAACACAGGAGTCTTTTCCGAAGTTATGTCATTACTTAAAGGAGATAGATTTTTGCTAGACTTAGACTTTAAAGATAACGGTAAATTGTTGTCAGGAGCTCAATTAGACGCTAATTTCCACCAGTCTACTCCTAAAGTGACAAAGATAGAGCCAACAGTATTTTCTCATATGTTTCCAAAACACAAAGAACCTGTAGATTTAAGCAAATATGGTCCTCACACAGTAAAAGATGTAGCCAAAAAATCTTTCGCTCAAGTTAAAGAAATCTCTCAGGTAGAGTTGACTTTCGGGTTAGACTACTTGAGTACTTTAATGGAACCATTTAGTAGTTTATCTGAACAAGATACGGTTAAAGGTTTCGATAAGGTTGCCAAAATTAATATGGACAAGTCAACAGGTATAGGGTGTGAGAAAGATCGATCCGCTTATATTAACTTTGAGAGAGGTTATTACACCCAATTGCTTAGAAAAGAGATCAAGGACATTGAAGACAATTTACTTAAAGACGAGCACGTTAATTTAAATCTATGGATAGCCAAGGAAACGTTGAAAGATGAAGTAAGGAGCGTAACTAAGAATCAAGAACCACGATCATTTAGAGTACTTAGGTTTCCTATCAACGTTTTGTGTAAACAACTAACAGGTGAAATGGTTAACAATATAATAGCGAATAAATTTTCTAATGGAATAATGATAGGCATCAACCCTTATAGCGAGTGGGAGACTCTTTACAACACAGTCGGTTACAAAGCTAAAGGTTTGATAGCGGCTGACATCAAGAAATTTGATGGAGGTATGTTACCACAGGTACAACATGGTGTTGTAGAGACCATACTATCATTTTTCCAGGGAACCTACAAGGAAAAAGAGTTATTAAAAGGAATTTTGCATAATTTTATTAACAATCCTGTTGCTGTGAACGATGATGTTTATTTAACTACCCATTCTATGCCATCGGGGTGTTATCTTACAGCTATTATGAACAGTATGGTCC